ATTCAGCTCATTGGGCTGGTACAATATTGTTGTTTAGTATATCAATTAATCAAATAAGTAAATCATGAGTTTGGTAATGTTTGGGGTTGGTTTTTTAATTTTTGGATTATATTTAATTCTCTTAATTTGGAACATAATCTATAATGGTAATAAACAAAAAGAAGAAAATTATCCCAATTTAGACTTACATAGATTTGATACAATTGATATGGATGGAATTGGTAATCAAGGTAGAGTTCCAAAAATAAGGACAAGAGTTAAATCGAGAAAAAAGGTAAAATGAAAAAATTAATGATTATAGGAGGTATCAGTATGATGACAGCAGCGGGTACTAATATGATTTGGCATAAACAAAAGCTAAATGATCCAAATATTTTTAATCCAAATACACTTGCTATTACAAGTGGTGGATTTTTTGTTACATTAGGTTTAACATATAGATTTTAATATGAGACGATCTTATCTTAATGCATATAATTTATTTGTAGGTAAAACAACTTATGATGAGTTAGCTAATGAAGGTGAATTTTATTTACCTGTTAACCATGATGATAAAAACGTATTGTTAAATTATTTTGAAAGTACTGAAGAGTATGAAAAGTGTAGTAAAATAGTTAATAATGGCTAAACCAAATAAAAAATTAATGGAACAAATGACTGTTACTGAAAGGTTTAATTACATAAGTGCCTTAAAACAAATAGAGCATAAAATTACCAAGTCCAAAGACAATGTAAGTGAAAATGGAGATGAAGATTGGATTGATGGAGTTGATGAGGATGACCAGGTGGATGAAATGGATTACACCGTGTGGGTAGATGGAGACGATGACAATTATTAATTAAAATTATACGACAGTGGAAACATATTATAGTTTATTGGGTGTGCCCCTACTATTTACATTTACCTATCTATGGTGCTTAATTGAAGAACGTTCTAGACGTAAATCGAAACGTAAATATGACAAGCAAATGGCAAAGTATGACACATGGCGAACAAAAACAAATAGTGTGTAATAAACGCGTGAGAGGGTATATGTCATAAAATGTGCCTGGTGTTAACCCCTTCCCCTCGCGCATCCAACCTCTACTATAGGTAACGAATATATACTTGTGAACACGCGCTGTTCACGAACGTTCACGAAAGAAATCGGTGGATCCATGTGGAGAAGCGAGATCCTGTTCGTATATTTACGGGGTAAATGAGGTGCGAGCCCAAATAAAAATAAAGGTTATGTTAAATAAAGGAATGATTGATGATTTGATTGAAATGGAAGGCAAGCAATTTGCCCATAATTTCAGTGCTACAGGTTGTAGCTTGTGTTTGAATGTTGACGTCGAGAACGACAAAGTGTATTACCAGGAGTGTTACAGCCGTCACGCCAATTTTACTGGTAAGAATCGTTTCGGTGATCCACGTACTGACAAGCTTAATCACCCACGTCCAGGTCTCAAAACCATGACCATGCACCAATTTTATGGTGCTGCTATTGGTTGGGTTTAATTAAAGACTTCCGTGGAAAGGCTTGGAGAAGCAAGATAGGGTTCGTATATTTACGACGTAAATAAAGGTTATAAATTAAAAAATAAAGGTTATGTTAAAGAATTTTAAAAGTGGATATGCAATTAGTGGTTCTGATCAAACAGCTAAGGGCGAGAAAAACGACTGCGTGGTGAGAGCCATTGCGAATGCTTGTGACGTTAATTACACTCAAGCACACAAATATGTTGCCGAAACTTTCAATCGAAAGAAAGGTAAGGGTACAAAAATGTTTATGGGTACAATGGATACAATTAAAGAAATGAAGTTTGACAATGTTGGTCAGCTTGATATGTTTAATGATGGCATTACTAGAAAAATTAAATGTCTAGGTTATGGTCCTAAACAAGGTGGTGATATGTGTAATCCAAAATACACTCACAAGCCGGTTGCATATACTGTTAAAGCATTTGCTCAAAGGTTTAATAAAGGTAATTATATTGTTGCAGTAAATGGCCACGCATTGGCGATTAATAATGGTGTGGTGGTGGATAACGGTAATTATCAGTACGATGGCTATCGTAGGGTAGTTGAGGGTGCGTACCAGGTATATAAAGCCTGAGTACGTAATTTGTAAATATTAGATGGTGTCGACGACCATTGTAGGGCCTGCTACGGTTACATAACCTCCCGTAGTGGGTACCTTACTATATACTATTAATTTATATGTTGCAACGGTGGGAATACATAATACTTACACTGTAATATAATTGGGCGGCCGGCGTACCGCGTATGTATGTAATATTTACCCACGCATCGCCGCCGTCTATCGGGCGTGTATATGCGCCAAAAGGGGTGTAGCCATCTTTTTAGTTCGTACGTAACTATAGAGCATCGATGGTATATACAAATATACTATATGCGAAGCCCGTAGTGAATAATTGATTTAAAAATCCGCATTTGCGCATTCGTAGAGTACTACGATCTTTAATTATCGACAAAGTATATATTGATATAAAAGAAAATAAAGGTAATTGCGAGGAAACTTGGCTCCCCAGGATCCCTTTCGTATATTTACGGGGTAAATAAGGATAATTAATAAACAGTTAAATTAAATAAATAAAAGTTATGATGAATTCAGAAGATTTAAAAACAGCAAAGTATTTGACGAAAGAAAACATGAAGAGCATGGCTCCAAGTATTTTTGCAGAAAAACCAAGTAATGAGGTTTCAAAACATTACACACACATTCCAACAACTAAAGTAATTGACGACATGGAGTTGTTAGGTTGGAAGCCAATTGAGGCGAAAGAAGTAAAAGCAAGGAAAAAATCAACAAAAGGTTATCAAAAACACCTAATTGTATTTAGGAATGATGATGTTGTAATTAATGGTGAAGATGGTGATACAGTATTTCCACAGATCCTATTGACAAACTCACATGATGGTAAAAATGCTTTTCAATTCCAAGCAGGTTTGTATAGATTGATTTGTTCAAATGGTCTTGTAATTGCAGATACTCAATTTGAAGCAGTTAAAATGAGACACATGGGTTATACATTTGAAGATCTTCAAGTAAAGATTAAAGAGATGGTTGAAAAGCTTCCATTAACAGTTGAGTCAATGAATAAAATGAAAGCTAAAGAAATGGCAGAGGAGGAAATTATTCAATTTGCTAAGGATGCTATTAATACAAGGTTTACAGAGAAGGAAATTAATAGAATTCAAATCGATCTTAAAGAACTTGTAAATCCAGTTAGAAAAGAAGACGCAGGTAACGATCTTTGGAGTGTATTTAATGTAGTTCAAGAAAAAATCGTCACAGGTGATTTCGATTACAGAGCAGGTGGTAAAGTTAGAAAAGCTAGGGAAATTAAAAACTTCAAGCAAGACATGAAGATTAATAAAGAATTGTTTGATTTAGCTCTTACATATGCATCATAATGAAGTAGTTTGGGTTAACGGAACGTTTGATGTGCTCCACATGGGGCATATCAATCTGTTTCAAAAAGCCCATGAGATTGGAAGTAAATCAAAATACTACGATTGGAAAGTTATAGTTGGTGTTGATACGGATAGGAGAGTAAAAGAGAAAAAAGGTAGTAGTAGACCGATAAATAATCTTCAGAATCGTATGGATTTTCTTCACTCAATAAAGTACATCGATCAAGTTTGGGAGTTTGACACGGATAAAGAGCTAAGAGAATTAATGTGCCATTTTGCACCTAGATGGATGGTAATAGGAGAAGACTATAAAGACAAAAAAATAATTGGAAGTGAGTATATAAAAGAAATAATTTACGTACCTCGCTATCAAGGTTTAAGCTCTTCGGCAATTATAAATGGAGCCCACAACTAGCATATATTTATTATAAAATTTCCAGTATGGCAACTTACAATTCATCATCTATGTGGGATGGAGTTCTTGGAGAAGAACTTACGGGTGGAACGCAATATACGTTCGCGCTTCAGACATTCCCATATCCCTCACAATCAGTGTATGCTAATGCGGCTTACTTCATGGTTGACTCATCATTAGAACAAAACTACGATTTATCGCAAAGTGCGGTTGTGGCTGGAATAGGCGAGTCATCATTCAATGGAACATTTGCCGACTTTGTTAACGACATATCTCAATCAAACTTCGTGTCTTCATCATGTGGATTTGCGTTTAACATGCAACAAATATCTGCTTCAACCCAACCTGGTGGAGAATTTAAATTCACACCTACTACAACTATACCCGCTAATTCATACTTAATTAAAGCAAGCGGACATTTTCTACTAACAATAGCATAATGTATAATGTATATACGTATTTACTGATTTATATATGTGAAGGAGAAGCCTTTTCGAGAGAGTTTGGAGTCCTGAAGAATTGTTCGTATATTTAGACATAATTAAAAAATCAAGGTTATGAAAATGAAAAAAGATAAAAATATAATTAAATCTCAAATGTCACCAATTGGTGCTTCTTTAATAGCCCTTCTTTGGCTGTTTGTAGCATTAATGTTTTTTAGTGGTTTAGTTTCTTGTACTAAAGAAACAATCTACCCCTCTCCATGTAATGGTGATTGTGAAACCTCATATGAAATAATTTACAAAAACCAATTAATTTCTCCTAATAATAGCGGATTTTATGAAATTGAATGGGATGACTTAAACTATTTTCAAGTATCCGGTTATCTTACCCCTTTAAATGATGATTATGTTTTAAATGGTATTCCCTTAGTTGAAGCTAGATTTGATTCGGATTATTGGATTGTTATGGATAGTTTAACATTTCAAACACCTATGTATTCTTATTTAGGTTGGTTTAATAGTAATACTTTGAATGATCCTGTTTCAATTGGTAATTTTGAAATTACACTTAATGATATGTTTTCGTTATATCCCCCTCTCAATGTTGCGGGTTACCAAATACCTAGATATTTTGACACAGATCACCCTGCTGCTCATACTATACTAGGTACATATTCAAAATACAATTACCAACCAACACAAAACATATTTTTAGATAATGAAATGGTAGGTGATACAATTAATATCTTTATTGAAACTCAATTCAACACAGACTTTGGTGAAACAGAAATAGTTGAAGATCAGATCAAAGTTGTTATTATATAATTTGGAAAATTAAAAAATAATTATTATATTTAAATAAAAACGTTATGTCAGAAAACAACAAACAGGACTATCAAGAAAGTATTGATACATTAATTACTTTTGGAGAAGAGGGTTTAACAGCAAGGAAAGATGATCCTCGTACTAAAGAATTTATTGAAAAGAAGGAAAAGGAGATTGATGAAAGATCAATTTTTGAAGGAGTTAATCTTAGAGGTGCAAGAGAAGAAAATGAAACTTTTGAAGAATATAAAGATCGTCAAAAAATGAATAAAGTACTTCTTAAAATGTATAAAAATTTCGGAAAAGAAAAGTGTTGGGAAATGTATCCTAATGGGTTTAAATCAGCTATGGATCAAGCTAAAGAATCAATGAAAAAAGCCAATCAACCACAATGGACAATGTCCACCGAAGATGGAAAACAAATCCCAGTAACAATTAAAGAAAATAGTGATGAATCCGATTCGTGAAGCATTTCTAAAAGAGTATAAAAGTGACTCAATGTTTGAAGTAGTTCAAATTCTTGATAGAGCTAATGATTTTGGGTTAACTACAGAAGTAGTATGTACTGCCCTTAAAACTATGAAAGAACATCCCGATATGTCCCCACTCCTTTGTTTGCAAATTGCGTCAAAAGATTGGGATTTGTAAAAATTTGTTCGTATATTTAAGTATAAGATAAAAAAGAAAAGTTATGACCGAAAAAGTAAAAAATCCTAGAATTGAAATGATTAATGAGATCATTTTCCTAAATAAAATTGCTACAGAAATGTGGCAATACCATCCAAATAACCCACAACAAATAAATGTTGTAACGGAATACCAACAAGTTCAAGATAAAATCGAAGAACTTCAAAATAAAATATCAGAATTAGATAAATAAACACTCGTATGCTCGGGTGGTGGAATTGGTAGACACGTCAGACTTAAAATCTGATTCGCCGAACGGTGAGTGCGGGTTCGAGCCCCGCCCCGAGTACAAATCCCCCAAAACGTTATTTTTTTATTAATATGGACCAGTAGCTCAGCTGGATAGAGCATTAGCCTTCTAAGCTAACGGTCACAGGTTCGAATCCTGTCTGGTTCACTATATAGGCAAGTATCTCCTCAAGCTTATACCTTGTAGAAAGAGTAACTGGTTACATGAGGGTTCAAGTCCCTTCTTGCCTACCATATGTATTAGTGACAAAGCGTTGTCAATTCCCTTAACCTTTTTAAATTACTAATACATGAAAAATTTATTTTTTACATTGGCATTTTTACTGCCTACTTTTCTTTCTTCCTCCCAAATTCCTACTTGCGATATCGAATTGCTAGATTTAAACTGGGATGATAAAGAAATTACTTTAACACTAAATGATAACTACTGTGAGAGCACCCCATTTTGGGTTCCCACTAATGATTCAGTTTATGCAATACAAATGTTTTTTGCATTTGATGGTTGGCAATGCTCAATTGCCTCTAATAATTCTAATTTTATCCCTAATCTAGGGTTGAATGATACTATTACTTATTCATTTGAAGAATGGACTGATCCATTTAATTGTTTTGAAGGTGCATTTGAGCATTATATAGAAACATGTGAAGGACAATTAACTATCGCAGGAGCAAATAATACAGCTGGTATAGACGCAAATATAGGTAATAATTACATAGCTTATAACCCAATATGGGAAAATTGCTATAATACGCTTAATATCAATGAATATACGCAAGATATTACATACCATGTATATGATTTATATGGCAACTTATTAAATACATGTAGTAAAATTCCTTGGGCTGAAATGAAAGGGTTTTATATAATAGAAAAAAATAATGAATATACAAAACATTTTGTTAGATAATTTGGATTACTAGTATTTATAACATATATTAATATTTTACAATTAATAAAAGATGACATCCAACCAAGAGGATACATTAGTTGATATTCATACCGAGATTACTCAAAGTAATCTTTGGGAAGAATTTAATGCTCAATTAAAAAAAATGAATACTCAACCAAAACATAGATTTAAAGATGTATGCGAAAAATGGGAATATGCTCTTTATAGAATAAAAGGTGGAGAATCTAAAAATAAATACTAAAATGTCAACATTAGATAATATATTTGGTTTATTTTCACACGATAATGAAGATTTATCAACGGGAAAGACCACATATATAGATCTAAAAAATTCTCCAATGTATTATATTGGTATGTACAAAAAATTAATTTTAAATCATATTAATTTTAATAAAAAAGTTTTAAGTTTCTTTAAAAAAGCAAATGATGAATTTAATATTCAAGATATAAAAGAAGCTGGTGAGTTTGTTACCTATAAAAGAGCATGGTCTTATATAAAAGATATTAACTTAGAGGATGAAGAACATATAAACGCTATTGAATATTACTCTGATGAGTATTTATCTACTGCATTAGAATTGGGTATTAATTTTTTTCAACAAGAAGAAGAATATGAAAGATGCGCATTTTTATTAAAAATCAAAAATAAGTGTGAAGAATTTTAATCTAAGCTTGGAGCCCCTTTTTCTTAGTTGTATATTTGGGGTACCGGGTACGAGAAGAGAGAGAAGATTAGAGAATAAGAGAAAATAGGTACAAGGGTACAGGGTGTACCCAATTAACACAAATAATAAAAATATGGCACTAAGAAATCCAGAAACTATAGTTAGACTAACCAATAAAATCCAAGGAAGTCTTACTAATTTAAAATTAATGGTTAAATCACAACAACCAGTAAATGAATTTATTAAAAAGATAGAGGAAGCAGAAAATACTCTTAGAGATTTAGAATCACAATTAGAAAGAGAACACGCAGCATTAAGAAACGGATAAAATAAAATCAAAGTTATGAAATTATCAGCTCAAGAAATCAAAAACAATTGGTTAAAGCTAACGGTAACAATTGAAGAATATATTTCTTCACCTAGAAAAGAAAAATTATTGGAATTTTATAAAAAGTATGAGGATCGTCTTATAATGATGCCTGCTTCACATAAAAAAGAATACCATAATGCTTTTCCAGGAGGGTATATTGATCATGTAAATAGAGTTATTAATTGTGCTTTACTACAGTCAGATTTATGGGAACAAATGGGTGCCGATATGTCTACTTTTACTAAAGAAGAATTAATATTTTCAGCTATTAACCATGATTTAGGTAAAATGGGAGATGATACTCATGAATCTTACTTACCTCAAACTGATAAGTGGAGAAAAGAAAAATTAGGAGAAGATTACATGCATAATAAAGAAATTCCATTTTCATCTGTCCCAGATCGAGGTTTATTTTTACTTCAACAACATGATATTAAATATACTTTTAATGAGATGATTGCAATTCAAACTCATGACGGTTTGTATGACCCAGCAAATGATAAGTATCTAAAATCATATATGCCCGAAACAAAACCTAGAACTGCATTGCCTTTTATTTTACATCAAGCAGATATGATGGCTGCTAGAATTGAATTTGAAAAAGAATGGTTACCTAAATTTAAAAATTCTTTGGATACCAAGAAAGAAAATTATACATTATCGAATAAATCAACTAAGTCAAAAGCTTTAGGAACTATAAAAAGTGAAGGACTTAAAAATATGTTAGATAATTTATGATAACAACTATAATAATACTATCAATAATAGTCGTAGCCTTAGGTTTTACGACTATTAATCTATTACGCAAAAATGAAAAGCAAGAAGATATCTTATTAGGATATTTAAAATACTTAGATAATATCTCTAGAGTAATAGAAGTAACAGATGAAAAGTTAAAAAAAATAGATGCTAAAGGCTCATTTGAAGGTGATGATGAAATAGGTTTTTTCTTTAAAAATGTAAAAGAGATTCAAAATATTCTTAATGACTTTAATATTAAGAAAATTTAAAAATAATGGATCATATAATTGAGAAAAATAAAAGAGAAAGAAAAGGTAGAGTATACTTTACAAAAGAAACAGAAGCAGCTATTGTAAAATACAACAATTCTACAGATAAAGAAGAAAGGAGTAATCTTTACCAAGATCATATCCATTGGCCCTTTTATAAATTAACTCAAAATATAATTCATACTTTTAAATTTTATTATACTGAAGTTGAAAATTTAGAAGATTTACAACATGAACTTATGGTATTTTTATTGTCAAAAATCCATTTGTTTAATCCTGATAATGGTGCTAAAGCATATTCATATTTTGGAACTATTGTTAAACGTTGGTTAATAGTATATAATACTAAAAATTATGGTAAAAAAATCCAAAACATACAAATAAGTGATTTAAATAATTACTCAAATTTAGATCAACTTAACCCAGGTTTTATTTCATCTCAAAAGATGGATGAAGGTCTTAATAAAGTAACAGAAAAAGAATTTGAAGGGGATGATTTAGCTTTAAAAGGATATAAATATGAAGACAAATTGTCAATTTTTATAGATCAGTTTGTAGATGAATGTACTGATAGAATTTATATAATATTCCCTAAGGGAAATGATGCTCAAATAGCTGATGCAATATTAGAATTATTTAGAAAAAGAGATAATATAGATGTGTTTAATAAAAAGGCTTTATACATTTATATAAGAGAAATGGTAGATGTAAAAACCCCTAAAATTACCAAAATAGCTAATGTTTTATATAAAATATTTAAAGAAAAATATATGTTTTATTTAGAACATGGTTATTATCCTACCTCAAAAAATTAATTTAAATATATTTATAACCAAAAATTATGAGCCAATTAGATTCAATAATATTTGGGGATAAAAAATTCTCTGATATACTTCAAGAGATTTATACTAATCAAAGAAAAAAATCAACTCAAGTTAATGCCTTAATTTCTGAATTAAAGCCACTTATACAAGAAATAGGAGATGCTACTCTTATAGTTCCTTTAATAAAGGAATATATGGAAATAGGAGTAAAAAATGATGATGCCTTAATTAAAATGGCAACTATAATTCAAAGAGCAGTCCAAAATGAAAGTGAAGATGGAGGTTTAGGAATAACAGATGAAGAAAAAGAAGCACTTATAGCAGAAATGGAAAAATTAAATCCAAAAAAGGATAAAAAAGATTAAACATGGCTGTTAGAAATGTCACAGGATTAAACTCAATCCACCCTCAACAAATACCAACTGGGGGTGAAGCTAATATTTTCCCTGGAAGGGTTAGATATGCTATGCTTGATGATCAAACTCAAGCTGAAGCATTCAAAAAATTCGGTGAGTGGAGTTCTATTGGAAGTATATTTTTTGATAAAATAAACCAACCAAATCCTGATCCTCAATTTACTACGGATAATTATGCTCAAGCTTTATTTCCTAATCAATCTGTAATACCATTAGAAAATGAAATAGTTTATATAATGGCATTACCTAATAGCGATGTACAATCTAATGTAAATGATGTATCATATTATTATTTCCAACCTATTAACATTTGGAATAGTGTTCATCATAATGCTATCCCAGATCCTATTAATGGTCAAGTTTTACCCCCCTCTCAACAACAAGATTATGAAGAAACTTCAACTGGAGCTGTTAGAAGGGTAACAGATGGGGGTACGGATATAGATTTAGGAAATACATTTCAAGAAAGATTAAGCATTAGAAATTTATTACCTTATGAAGGTGATAATATTCTTCAAGGGAGATGGGGTAATACTATTAGATTTGGATCCACAGTTTTAGAAGCAAATATTCCTAATCCTTGGTCTGAGTCTGGTGACGATGGGGAGCCTATTACTATTATTAAAAATGGACAACATGAAGAAGACACTGACCCTTGGGTCCCACAAGTAGAAGATATAAATTTAGATTTATCAAATATATATTTAACTTCAACTCAAGCTATACCAATTGAGGTAGCTAGTAAAAGTTATAATTCATACTTTAATGCCCCAACATCTCCCAAACAATTTACAGAACCTCAAATAATCTTATCATCTGGGAGATTATTATTTAATTCTTATAGTGATTCAATATTATTGAGTTCTTCTGATACAATAAATTTAAATGCTGAAAATAGTGTAAATATAGATACAAAAACTACAATATTACAATCTGATAAAATTTTATTAGGTGATAAAAATGCAAGGGAATCAGTTATACTAGGTGATAAATTCCTAGCAGATTTTCAAAATTTAATGACCCAAATAATGAGTTTATCTGCAGCATTACAAACTCCTATAGGAACCCCTATTCCGTTTATTCCAAATGTAGCAATTCCTGTACCTGCTGTTCAAGTACAAAATGCAGCTCAGAAAATGTTAAATAAAATCCAACAATATAAATCTCAAGTAAGTAAAAGTAAATAATGGGGTTAGAAACAGTAGTAATAAAACAAGTAGTTAACGTAGCTAAAAATACAGCTAAGATACAAGATGCTATATCTGTAATACAGGAAAAGGTAGTTAATGATGGTCTTAAAGTTGTAGAAGCTTCACAAATAAATACTAATATGTTAACTTTTGATATTGTTGCTTTAGCAAAAGGAGAAATTGAAGATACTGATAGTATTCTAACTCCCGAAAGTTTATGTAGTGCTCCCCCTTTAACTCAAGTTCAAAAAAACGCTGGACAAATAGCTGTTGATGATTTAAGATCCCAATTATCTGTAACTATAAATAATATTGACGCTTTAAAACAAGGATTAATAACAGTTCAACAACCCTTACAAACATTAGAAATAACAGCCCAAAATTTAGATAATATTATAACAACCGTTAAAGCAGCAGTTAAAGTTATTAAATTAATTCCATTACCAACATCTGTACCTCCAGGCGTAGGTATTCCTGTAAATGTTTTAACAATCCTATCTGATTCATTAGACACTCTAGATAAATTAATTGGAGCAGCTAAAGGGGTTACTAAGGCAGTTCCTCCATTAGTTAATAGTGTGATTAATATGATTGCTCAAACTATATCATTAGTAAATGAATTAATTGAAAGAATAGGACCAGTATTAACCTTATTATCATTTGTTCAAGCTAAAATTGATTTAGGGGATGATTGTCCTTTAGTAGATCAAAGTGATATTAATACAGTAAAAGCAAACGTCTCATCAGCTTTACAAGATGAAATTAATGCATTAGGGGATTCTTCCATCCCAGCAATTAATACCTTTAATGAAGATCAGTTAATAAATCAACTCCAACCTAACTCAGATAATCCTTTAATATATAAGGGTTTTACACTTACAATAGAATATAATCCTAATAATAACTTTGATTTCCCTCAAAGAAGAGTTAAGGGATTAAGATATTTTTCAACAGGAGAAAATGCAACTTCTTTATTTTACCTATCAGGAATAAATAATGTTCAAACTGGACCCCTTAGTGGACCTATAACATTATACAATGATCCAACTGATCAAGGGAAATATTCTTTTAGTTCATCAGCTCAAATACTAGTAGAGGAAATTAAATATAAAATTGATCAATATTTAGGTGGACTAAGAGAAATAGCTAATAAATTTAATATTCAAAACCAAGTAGCTAATGATAGACAAATTGGTATGTTATCAAGGGATCAAATTGATGATTTTAACCAAACAAACCCTTTACCTGATTACTTATTAAATGGTCAAAATATAGTAAGATTAAATATAGGTACTTTAGGAGGACCAGAAACAGTATCAGGATCAATACAAATAAACAAACCAGGTACTAAACTTGAAATGAGTTCGTTTGGGGGTACTATGACTAGTAATTATTTAGATACTTTACTAACAATTACTCCTCCAGTAGGGGTAGGATTACCAAACCAAGCAGCACAAATATCTAAGAATACAACAGTTTTTGCTTACAACACAGCAAAAGAAGAATATATTTTTCCAGCAACTGGATCCTGGGGGTATCTAATGAAAATAACAGCAGGCGAAGGAGGTAGCGCCCAAACTAATTTTGACTTAATATCTCCATAGTAAAAGTTTAATAATTTAATATTTATAAATAAAATGAAGACATCAGCATTAAAAGCAATAATAAAAGAAGCAGTTAAAGAAGCAATTCAAGAAGAACTGAAAGATATTTTATTAGAGGCAGTAAAAACTCCTAAAGTTACAACTGTAACATCTTCACCAGTTGTAGAACAAAAAGCACCACAGCAACCTGTAATGGATGCTAAACAAAGAGCAGCAGCATATCAAAATATATTAGGTGATACTGCAGCTTCTTTTAATAGTAGTAATGCTCAATCATTTGTACCACAATCAGGTATGGATGTAGCAAATGGTACTTTACCTCCTGGAGAGGTAGATATGTCTCAAATAATGGGATTAATGAATGGTAAATAATGGCAAGAATAATACAAAGTAAATATCCAATAGATCTTCAACCTAGTAGAGCGGTTGGGTTTGGTTTTCCCTTAAATGGGGATGCTGTCTTTGTACCTACTTTTTTTACAAGGGATCAAATTAAAGCAAATTTAGTTAATTATTTATTAACTAATAAAGGAGAAAGAGTATTTAAACCAAATTTTGGTGCCGATTTAAGAAATTTATTATTTGAAAATATATTAGATTCTACTACAGATGATTTAAAATCACAAATACAAAATGATATTTCAGTGTTTTTTCCAAGTGTAGTAGTAAAAGAAATAAAATTTAATAATCAACAAGATGAAAATACTATAAATTTTAACTTAAATTATCAAATTGTTAATTTTGGGATTGATGATAGTATTGATATATTATTACAATAATGGCTAAATTAGAAAGAGACATAAGATATATTGATAGGGATTTTAATACACTTAGAAATTCCTTAATACAATATTCAAAAACGTATTTTCCAAATACGTACAATGACTTTTCAGAAACATCTACTGGAATGTTGTTTATGGAGATGGCTGCTTATGTTGGTGATGTTTTATCATTTTACTTAGACAACCAGATTCAAGAAACATTTATCCAAAAAGCAAGACAAACAACTAATCTTTATGCTTTAGCTTATTCTTTAGGATATGTACCTAAAGTTACAACTGTAGCCTCTGTTGATCTTGATTTCTTCCAACAGGTTCCTGCAAAATTAGATGGAGGACAGTATGTCCCTGATTATGATTATTCATTAATTATCCCAGAAAATACTCAAGTAACCTCAAATTTAGATTCAACACAAAAATTTATAATAGAAGATGCTATAGACTTTTCAGCATCTAGTTCTTTAGACCCTACAACAGTGTCTGTATACCAAATATCAGGTGTGAATCCAACATTTTATCTCTTAAAAAAGACAAGAAAAGCAATATCAGCTACGATTAATACCCAACAATTTGCTTTTACAGCAGCTAAAAAATTTGATACAAGAACTATTAATGATACTAATATTATAGGCGTATTAGATGTAATTGATACTAATGGTCATACTTGGTATGAAGTGCCTAATTTAGCACAAGAAAACGTATTTAATTCAATTAGAAACACAAATGTAAATGATCCTAATTACTCTATAGACCCTGAAGTTCCTTATTTATTAGAATTAAAAACAGTACAAAGAAGATTTGCAACCCGTTTTTTAAATTCAGGTTCATTACAATTACAATTTGGGGCTGGTAGTACCAAATCAACAACAGAAGAAATAATTCCAAACCCCGATAATGTAGGATTAGGATTACCCTTTGAAAAAACAAAACTAACAACTGCTTTTTCCCCTGTAAATTTTGTATTTACTAATACTTACGGTATTGCTCCTTACAATACTACTTTAAATGTAAGGTATCTAACAGGTGGGGGAGCTAATGCAAATGTAGAAGCAGGAACTTTAACAGGCATTGATGACACTAATATTGTATTTATCAATCCAGATTTATCAAATACAACATTAGCTAATACAATATTCAACTCAGTATCTAGTAATAATATATTAGCAGCAGATGGGGGTATGGATGGAGATACTGTTGAAGAAATAAGACAAAATGCTTTAGGAAATTTCCAAAATCAATTAAGAACAGTAACAACTCAAGATTATTTAGTTAGAGCATTATCAATGCCCTCTAATTTAGGAGTAATTGCTAAAGCACATGCTCAACCTTGTAAAATAGGTGATTATCAAGCAGGTGAATTACCTACTGTACTAGATTTGTATATTTTATCTTATGATATAAATAAAAAATTAAGAAATGCTTCATTAATCCTAAAAAGAAATTTACAAACTTATTTATCTGAATATAGAATGATAAACGATTCTATTAATATTAAAGATGCTTATATAATAAACATAGAAGTATTATTTGATATAATAGTTTTACCAAATTATAATAATAGTGAAGTTATAACTAAATGTGTAGAATCAATAACAAATTTCTTTGATATAGATAAATGGCAAATTAATGAACCTATTATACTAAAAGATATAAATATTCTTTTAGATAAAGTGGAAGGTGTTCAAACAGTAAAAAATGTAACAATTAATAACTTATCTGGTGAAAGTTTAGGATATAGTAACTTTTCATATGATTTAGTAGCAGCAGAAGTTGAAGGAGTTATATATCCATCAATTGATCCTATGGTTTTTGAAGTAAAAAATCCAACACAAGATATTAAAGGAAGAGTAGTACCATTATAAAAATGAATTATGGCCGTATATAAAATTTTTCCAAATAAAGATGCTTCAATTTATACTATATCCCAAAGTATGAATACGGGATTAGATGAAATAATAGAAGCATCTACTTATATTAAAAATGATGCTGCTCAAGTTAGTAGATATTTATTAAACTTTTCTAATACTGAAATAAAAAATATATTAGGGTATAGTTTTGTTACGCAAGGTAAAGCAGGCGAAGCAGGAATCAGTGGTAGTTATAAAGTATATTTAAATAATTATGCTGCTGTAGTAACGGGTTTAAATTTAGATCAACAATTAAAAATATACCCAGTATCTGGGAGTTGGGGAATGGGAACAGGGCATTTATTTGATGCTCCTCAAGTAACAAATGGTGTAAGTTGGAAATTTAGAAACTTCTCAGGATCGGCTGCAGATGGAGCTTTACAGTGGAATATTACGGGAGCTTCAGGAAGTGCTGTTACAGCTTCTTATACATCCACCACAGAAGGAGGAGGTAATTGGTACACAGCTTCTTCAAATGCTCCTATTCCCTCAGGAGGACCTACGGTTGCTTCACAATCTTTTAGTTATGGGAATAGTATTGATTTAAAAGCTGATGTTACTAATATTGTCAAGGTATGGCATTCAAATAGTATTGATAATACCTTAGGTTTTCCTAATGATGGTTTTATTGTAAAACAACAGGGAAGTAGAGAATTTATAAATAACCCATCAGTTCAAGCTACTTTTAGATATTTTTCTATTGATACTAACACAATATATCCCCCACAATTAGAATTTAGATGGGAGGATGCAGTTTTTGATACTGGGTCTTCAAAAAATACTATATTAGGTAGTCAAGAATCATTTATATCAATTTATAACAATGATGGAACATATTATTCAGAAAGTATAGCTAGATTTAGAATAGCTGCAATACCAAAATACCCAGATATAGTATTTCAAACAGCTTCTTTATACACTACAAACTTTTATCTTCCACCAGTAAATTCTTTATATGCAATAAAAGATACAGATACTAATGAATTTGTTATACCATTTGATAGGCTATATACCCGAATTAGTGCAGATGCAACTTCGAGTTATTTTGATGTTTATATGAATGGTTTAGAACCTGAAAGGTATTATACTGTTTTAGTTCAAACAGAACTAGATGGTACAACCCAGGTATTCGATGAAGATATAATGTTTAAAGTAGTAAATGGATAATGGAAAAAAATTACACATTTAAAAGGGAAAAACCTGTAAAAGATGAAAGGTCAGATCAGATTGTAGCCAACAAGCTTACAAAACCTATGGAAATAAAGGTTACAAATGTAGAAACCCCAACTACAGATATCCCTACAACAGGAACTAATATAACTTTAGTAAGAGAAGCATTTGATAAAGATAAATTTAAGGAAACTGTAAATACAGAATTCACTCAGTTAGGAGTAGTAGAGCCAGACCTATCTTTTTTTGATCCTAACTTGGCTACTGTAGGTGATTTTTTTACCATATATAATAATTTATTTTTTTTAATACCTAAAGATGGTCCTAATTCTCATACTTCTTTAGTTGAACAAAGTAGTGAATATATAAACTACCAAGCTAATCAAGTTGAAATTCAGGCCTTATTAGATGAAATAGCTGAATTAAGAGAACAAAATTTACAATTAACAATAGACATAGGTAGTGTTTTAACAGCAAGAGAAGAAATTGAAAGTGCAATTGAAGCAGCCGAAATAACAGAAGAAGGATAAAATGGCATTAATAGAAGTTTCATCATCAATCCAATCCGTAACCCCCTCAGAAATATTTGCTGATGGGTTTGAACTGTCTCAGCAATCTATTATACCTAGTCAAAATTACTCAGGATCTTTTACCCCAGGTATAAATAACATTGAGTTTTATGTTTATAATGCACAAAATGCTTTACAATACTCAGACTATAATTTTACAGATTATCAAATTACAGATAATAATAGTATTAGTGGTTCTAGCGCTGATACTACAGATGTAATAAATCTAAATCCTGAAAAAAACGTATATGATGTTGGTTTTTCTAATGGTAAATTAACGGCTGTTTATAATTTTGTTAATAATGAATTAAGTTCATCAATAAGTAATCCTTACTATTTAGCAGAAATTTCATCAGATAGAACAGAAATTAGATTAAAATCAAATTTTATATCTAACGATGAAATACAAACATCATTTATACCTTTTGAAGAAACTTTAAAAACAGCTGAATTTTTTGATGAATTTTATATATCATTTGGTGATAATGAAAGTCATATAGGTATAAATACAAAATTAGAAATACCTGAACCTGATAATACTACAAAAGCAGAGGGTCAATATTCTATTTTAGTTAAATTATATGACGCTTTACCTTCAAAACATAAAGTTAATGATCAATTATATGTTTATACAAAAACAGGAGAAACACAAGCTTATATAATTGAATTTGAAGAAGTTATTAATGTTCCTAGCGATACTATTAGTTTAAAAGGACCTAATACTAATTTAAATATTAAAGATTTTATTAATAATTCTAGTACTTATAAAAATAAAGAAGAATTAATTAATACAAACTCATCAGCATCTAAAGACCAATTAATAAATGTATTAGAACAAAAAGGTATTAAATTAACCCCTAATTACTCAACAGCTTCATTTAATGAATTTGTTAATTTTTCATCTGCAAAAGCAAGAGTAAATAATTTTTATCTTAAAGTAAAAAATATACAAGGATATGAAAGCGATATTAAATTATTGTCTTCAACCACAGGCTCAAATGCTGGAGCTGTATCATCATCAATTGCATCTTTATGGACTAAAATTGAAAATGAGATTAAAAACTTTGATGGTTTTGAATATTACCAATATTACAACACAGGATCAGATGCTTATCCTAAAACAGGATCAATATTCCCAGAACAATTGTTAGATTATGATGATGTAAAAGTTTTTAAATGGTTAGGTAGTGATGATCCTTTAAACCAATATTATGGGGGTACATTACTATCAGCTTCTTTATATGATGATGATAACCCAAATTGGTTATATTATACTATTCCCACATTCATTACCGAACAAAATGATAATGACAATTATGTTGATTTTTGTAATATGGTTGGTCAATCCTTTGATGAATTATGGTTATATACAAAAGCAGTAACAGAAAAATTAAATACTACAAATGAATTAGATAAAGGTGTTCCTTTATCATTAGCAGATGATGTGATTACATCTTTAGGATACACTGGATTTGGAAATAATTACAACAACCAAGATAATTTTATAGGGTTAATAGGTAATGATAATGGAGATTATTTACCCCCAACAGGAAGTGAACTTATAACACAATATATTGCTATTAATGGAGGCAATATTGTTAATTATTGGCAAGATGGCTATTCGTTTGAAGATTATGTTGAACAATTAGTAACTAATGGTTTTCCATA